ACGACATCTGCCAGCGGCACTCCGACCTGATCAAGGCAGTGTCGCCCCAGATCGAATTCAGCGGCAACGCCAGCGGTACGCTGAAGATCGGCACCACCAGTTACCGCTGGTCCAACATCAGCGGTGTGGACGAGAACTACACCGAAATGAAAAATTACCAGATCGCACAGGGACGCGGCCTGCAGTACATGGATATGCAGGACAACAAGCAGGTCTGCATCATTGGCGATTACCTGAACCGGGTGGCTTTTGGCGGCAACGGTGTGGGGCAGACGCTCAAGATCGGTGCCAACAAGTTCCGCATTGTGGGCGTGCTGGCGGCCAAGGTCAGCAACCCCACCATGCAGCAAGGCAGCGACGACGACTGCGTCTACCTGCCCTACACCACCGTGATGCGGCTTTCCAGCCAGAGCGCGGTGAATAACTACACGGCTGTGATGACGGACGAAAACTTTGCCAACGAGGCCAAAACCACGATGGAAGAGGAGCTGCAGAAGATCCTCAAGACCGAAAACGGCTACTATGTGTACAGCGCCAGCGAGTGGCTGGAGGAAATGAACAAGATGATCAACATGGTCATCGTGGTGCTTACCGGCATTGCCAGCATCTCGCTGCTGGTGGGCGGTATCGGCATCATGAACATCATGCTGGTGTCGGTGACCGAGCGCACCCGTGAGATCGGCATCCGCAAGGCGCTGGGTGCCAAGGAGCGCACCATTCTGGCGCAGTTCGTAGTGGAAGCTGCCACCACCTCGGCGCTGGGCGGTGCACTGGGCATCGCACTGGGCTATGCGGTGAGCATGGCGGCCAACAAGGTGCTGCCCATGTTCATGAGCGATACCGCCATCACGGTGAGCCCGTCGTTCAACTCCATCGTGGTGGCTTTTGGCATCTCGGTGGGCATCGGTGTGCTGTTCGGCTATCTGCCGGCCCGGCGCGCGGCACGTCTCAATCCCATCGAGGCGCTGCGCTACGACTGAGCCCGAAGAAAGGGGAATACCTATGAAAAAACGTTTTCTCGCACTTTTGCTGGCGGTGAGCATGGCGATGTCCATGCTGGCCATGTCGGCGGCTGCGCTGGGCAGTGCCAGCAACACGGCCGTGCAGACGGCCATCACGCTGGGCGGTATGGACGCCGGACAGACCGGCAGCCTGGACGCCGCCGTCACCCGCGGGGCTTTTGCCCGCATGCTGGTGGCGTTCTCGGCGTACCGGGAGAGCGCAGCCTCCCAGGGGGCTGTGGGCACCCTGTATAAGGACGTGCCCGGCTCTTCGCAGTGGGCACCCTACGTCCGCATTGCGGTGCAGCAGGGCTGGATGAACGGCTACACGGACGGCACCTTCCGCCCGGACAACGCCGTCACGCTGGAAGAAGCCTGCACGGCCGTGCTCAAGCTGCTGGGCTACAAGATGACAGATCTGAACGGTGCCTTCCCGGCGGCGCAGCTGAACAAGGCTCAGGAACTGGGCCTGCGCAGCCAGCTGAACAGGGCACAGGGCCAGACCATGAACTATGAGGACTGCGCCATGCTGCTGTACAACGCCCTCACGGCCAACACGGCCTCCGGCGGAGCCTATGGCAGCACCCTGGGCTTTACCGTGGCAAATGGTCAGGTGGACACCTCCACGGTGCTGCTCAGCAGCCTGAAGGGACCCTTTGTGGCGTCGGAGGGCACCCAGCTGCCCTTTGCACCGGTGAGCGTGTACCGCAACGACAAGGTGTCGGAGTCCGGCGAACTGAACAAATACGATGTGTATTATTACAGCGAGAGTCTGCAGACGGTATGGATCTATACCCGCCGCGCCGCAGGCCGCATCACAGCAGTTTCGCCCAGCGCCAGCGCTCCCACGGCGGTGACCGTGGCCGGTACCAGCTACCAGCTGGGCAGCTCGGCGGTGGCGTCCAAGATCTCGTCCTTGAACGGCGGCGGCGTGGGCGAAGTGGTCACCCTGCTGCTGGGCATGGACAATGAGGTGGCGGATGTGGTCACCGGCGAAGAGGCCGACAGCGTGTTCTACGGCGTGGTGCAAACGGCCACCCGCTCCCTTGTGGAGGACAACGGTGCCGACGTGCTGCAGCGCGTAGCAGTGATGTGCACCGACGGCATCACCCGCACCGTGAACGTGGACAAAAGCCTGAACTACCCCGCCGGCTGGATGGTGCGCATCGACGTGACGCCGGAAGGCGAGAACGTGACCGCTATTGAAAACCGGACCATCAGCGGCACGGTGAGCGCAGACGCCACCATGCTGGGCGACCATAAGCTGGCAGACGACGTGCAGATCTTGGATACGACTACGGAGGGTGTGGCTGGGACGGTTCGTCCCAGCCGCCTATCCGGGACGAAACTGAACATGTTGAATGTCCGCTACTATACGCTTAACGACAACGGCGAGATCGACCGGCTGATCCTCAACGATGTCACCGGCGACCTGTGGAAGTACGGCGTGCTGGACGATATCCGGAACATTGCGGCCAACCTGCCCTCTTCCAAGACCACCGGCGACAGCAGTTCCGGCAGCGGCTCCGGCAGCGGCTCCGGAAGCGGCTCCGGAAGCGGAAGCACCGGCGGCAGTACCCCCGGCACGGAAACCACCATCATCAACGACCTGCGGAACATTCTGGTGCCCACCACCAGCGAGATCCTGTGGGGCGTCATCAACGGCGATATCCTCCAGACCGTGTGGAATAAGGTCACCAGCAGCACCGGCTCCCTGGTGAGCATCGGCGTCAAACAGCTGGCTAAGGTGGTAGGGGAGCCTTATGGCACCATCCTGAACTATGTGGGCGGCGGTGCCACCTATGTGTGCTATGTCAATGGACAGCTTACCAGCTACACCACCTCCATCAAATACCCGGTGCTGGCCGGCGGCCTGGCCGTGCGGCAGGAAGTGAACGGTTCGGTCAAGGCGATGATTCAGCTGATGCCCATGAAGATCGACAAGGTGGGTGCCGCGTCGGTGCTGTCCGGTTCCACCCGCTATGAGGTAGCGGACAATGCCCAGGTGTACCTGTGGTACAAGGGCCAGTATTACGCCACGAAGCTGGCCGAGGTGAACTCGGACGATTACTACCTCACCGGCTGGTACGACAACTTTGGCTGCGCCGCGGGCAAGCGCGTCCGCGTGATCGTGGCCGTGAAGAAGGACTGATGCGCTATTACAGCGCCCCGCGCCGGGCACTGCGCGGGGTACGGCAGCTGCTTTATCCGCGTCGGTGCCCCTTCTGCAATGCGGTGCTGGGCAGCATAAGGACCTGCCCGGACTGTGCGGAAGAAGTGGATCGGCTGCGCCGGAAGCCCGGCATCCGGCTGGACGCATCGCAGCATTATCTGGGCGGCCTGAGCGGCGCAGCGGCACCGTTCCGGTATGAGGGCTGCGTGCGGCGGGCCATCCTGCGGGCAAAGTATCAGGCTGCACCATGGACGGCGGTGGAGCTGGGCGTTGTGCTGGCAGAGCTTGCCTTTGGCAGCGAGGTCCGGATGAGGGGCGCGGAACCGGTGCCTCAGCGGGTGGAAGGTGCCCGGCTCGGCTATGACTGCATCGTGCCGGTACCGGCGTCCAGCCGCAGACGCGGGTACAATGTACCGGAACGCATGGCGCAGCCGCTGGCAGAGGCACTGGACCTTCCGCTGGAAACAAAGGCTCTTGGTCCTGCCCGCCGGAAGGACCGGCAGGCAGGACTGCCCTTTGAACAGCGCCTGGCCAATGTGGCCGGTGCGTTCCGCGTGCAGGACCCGGACCTCATAGAGGGCCGCCGCGTGCTGCTGGTGGACGATGTGATCACCACCGGTGCTACGGCTGCCGCCTGTGCACAGGCTCTGCTTTCGGCGGGTGCGGAGAGCGTGTTTGCGGTGGCTGTGGCTACGGTGGAATTTCCGCCCATTGCCCAGCCGACCCTGCCCTTGCAGGAGGATGCGGACGAAGAAATTTAAAAAAGTTGCCGAAAAGTGCTTGACAAAATGCGAGAAGTCGGGTATACTAATCAAGCTGTGAGCGACAAACGCTTACAGATATCCGGGTGTAGCGCAGTTTTGGTAGCGCGCTTGAATGGGGTTCAAGAGGCCGTGAGTTCGATTCTCGCCACTCGGACCAAACGCTTCTCGGTCGAACTTTCTTCGGAAGGGTTCGACCGGGGAGCTTTTTTGTTTTTATCGACGGTTTCGTCGGAGAGGTTGAAGTAGAGGATGAGCTCGGTGTTGGTGAGCTCGATGTGATCCACAAAGGTATCAACCAGGCGGCGGCAGTAAGCCTTGGTGCGCTCCGAGGGGGAGACTCGGAACTGCTGCAGCAGGAACAGGATCTGATCACGGGTGAAGGTGAGAGGCTTTTTGGCGGTGAGGGAAGAGAGCTGATAGGAAAGCGTGCTCTCCTGCTGCTCCAGGTCGGCAAGGCGGGCAGAGAGGGCGGCGCTGGAGGTGCCGTTCTCAATGGCAGTGAGGATGTTCTGAATCTTGCTGCGGACATCGGACAGGGATTTTTCCAGCGCCTGCTTCTCCGGATCCGGGCGCGCGGCCTCAGCCTGCTGCAGCTCCACGATGGCATCCGCAATCTGCTCCAGCAGCTCGGGCTCCAGCAGCAGATCGGCGACGGCGTTGACCACCATAGCCTCCAGCTCGTCCTGCGGGATGTTTTTGCGGGTGCAGGCGCGGCCGATGGAGCGGCCGGGGCAGGCGTAGTAGTGGTACATCTGGCCGTTGCCGCTGCTGCGGCCGCAGACGCCCTTCATCAGGCAGCCGCACTCTCCGCAATACAGTTTGCCGGAGAGGATATAATCGGCGCGGGAGGCGTGCGGGGTGCGGCTCTGGCGGTTGCGTTCAAACATGTTTTGTGCCCTTTCCCATAGATCATTGTCGATGATGGCCGGGATCGCGCCCTCGATGCGGACATCAAACTTTTTACTGACGTAAACGCCGCGGTACATCTCGTTCTGAATGATGCGGTTGATGCTGCTTTTGTTGAACGGGCCGCCGTGGCTGGTGCGCAGGCCCATGGCGTTCAGACGCTCCACGATGGAGGAGGAGGACAGCCCGGCGGCGTACTGCTCAAAGATATACCGGACTGCCTCGGCACCTGTGGGCTCGATGATGTAGTGCTTGTCGGCGTCCACGGTGAGGCCCAGCGGGCGGGAGCTGCCCAGGGCTTTGCCTTTAAGGGCGGATTCCCGCATACCGCGGCGGGCTTTTTCAGCCAGCTCGGCGCTGTAATACTCAGCCAGAGCTTCCATCAGGCCCTCAATGATGATGCCCTCGGCACCGGAGATGTTGCTCTCGGCGGCATAGAGGATCTCCACACCGTTGTCCCGGAGCTTTTTCTTATAGACGGCGCTGTCGTAGCGGTTGCGGGCCAGACGGTCGGTTTTCCAGCAGATCACGGCGTCAAAGGTGTGCGCCGCACTGTCGGCCACCAGCTGCTGGAAGGCAGGACGGTCATCGGTTTTGCCGCTGATATGGCGGTCTACATACTCGCGCAGGATGGTCATGCCGTGGGCGCGGGCGTAGGCCTCGCAGTCCCGACGCTGGCCCTCGATGCTCTGCTCGGTCTGACGGCTGCCGCCAGAGTAGCGGTAGTAAGCCACCAGGCGCGGCGCTTCGGCCGCAGGAGCTTTTTTGCGGGGCATGATAACACTTCCTTTCCGGGCGGTTTGCCCATATGCAGGGAGTGTGATATACTGACCCCTGCAAGCATAAAATTTTCTTTGTCCGGTTTTGTGCTGCACTCCATGTTATCCCCGGCGCTGCATCGTACCAGCGCCGGGGCTTTTATTTGCCCATATCGAAAAAGCGTGCTATGCTGTAAGGGCAGGCGACGCATGGAAAGAAACCTTCTTGCTTTTTTATCCTTACCTTTTGACGACGGGGCAGACCCCTCCAGCTGGAAACGGCTGGAGGGGTTTGTGCGTTTTTTACATGAAAGTTGCACAGGCGGCTTTACAAAGGGGGCTGGATTGCATATAATGAAGATGCAAGGTATAGCTTTGCACTTTCAAAAAGAAGGAGGTCTTTTTGATGGCGACAAAGAGTATTACAAAGAATGTCGTGATTCGTTCAAAACCGCTTGCACGGAATTTTGTACGAGCATTGGAAAATGCAGAGGGAAAGAGCAGCAAAAATGTCGTTGTGGATAAGACTGTCCATGAGATCAAGGGCGATGCGCTGCGTGAGATGTTTGGAAAGAAATGACAGGATACGGATTAGTTAACCTAAAAGATATGATCCAAGAACTCGGAGAGGGTCGAACAAAGGAGATCCTTTCCGAGTTTTCTTGTCCGCTGAATAAGGACGTGGAGTTTTTTCTGCATTGCAAGGCCATTGAATTTGCCAGGCAGGGAATTGCCCAGACGCAGCTGGTGGTGACATCTTACAAAGACAAACCAGTGCTGGTGGGATATTTTACACTGTCAAACAAAGTGCTCGAAATTCCACGCAAGAACATTAGTAAAAATGTTGCAAAGAAAGTGAATCGTTTTGCAATGGCAAGGGATGCGCGACGCTCTATGACGGACAATTACATGATCTCAGCACCTCTGATTGGTCAGCTTGGCAAAAATTTTGCCAACGGATACGACAACCTGATTCCGGGCGACGTGCTGTTGAAGCTGGCGACTGATAAGGTGCGCGCGATCCAGGCGGTGCTGGGCGGCAAGTTTGTGTATCTGGAATGCGAGGACAAAGACGCGCTGCTCAATTTTTACGGAGACAATGGCTTTGTGATCTTCGGCAAACGGGATCTTGACCGAGATGAGCGAGACAGGCAATCCGGCCAGTATTTGGTGCAGCTTTTGAAATATCTGGGTGATTGATTGTAGTTCCATGTGGCCTGCCAGGCATACCTTGGCGGGCTTTTTGTTTGCCCCTCCGGCTGGAAACAGCTGGAGGGGTTTGTGCGTTTATAAAACAAGGAGCACCCGGCGGGGAGCTCCTTGAAAAGAACAATTATTTGGAAGGTACGGTTGCACGAATTTTCTTTTTAGATGGAACGTAATTTGGATCATATTTCTTGCTTTTACGTTCCAATTTTTCAAAATTGCAGCATACCTTTTGATACAGCGGGATTTTACGACTGAGAGCTTTGCGGTATGTGGATTCTGCACGCTGGAGAATAAGATCGCGATTCTTGTTGCAATAATTTAACTGATTCAACAAGAGCATTTTATAATTCTCATTTTCGATACTCTGAATATCAAATTTGATCAAGCAAGATGGAATAACAGGAATCATATTGTTGAAGCCCATTAGGCCAAGACGACCATCGTCGAGTTTCATAACAGGACCGCCGCCTTTGATGTTAACGTGATTGGGCTTAGGGGATTCAAGGGGAACATAATAATCAATGCCGTTGATGGAGAGTACAATTCCAACATACGGACGCCGCTGCCCCTTATTGTATTGCACACGGGTGTCAATACTATGTAAATAGCTGATATAGTGTTCGTTAATGTGGTAAAATTGAAACTTCCCCATAATTCAGCTCCTTAATCCAAGAAGGTGCGGAACAGTAACCTGTCCCGCACCCTTTTTCATTCCTCACTATACGGCAGAGGTTCTCCGCTTTTTTCATTCTCTACTCACGGTAAGAGCTCACCGCTTTTTTAATTCCCCATTTTTTCATGGCAGGGAGGGGCTACCCTCTTTCAGCGGACAAGCAAAGACCAGTAGTCTTTTCATTGTCTTGGCAGGAATACGTTCCTGCAAGTCTATTATACGCTCGGTGAGCGGGTTTGTACACGAAAAAAATGTGAAAAGTTGCAAACGCAACAGAAAAACTAAAAATTAGGGCTTGACAAGCAATGAAAATTCAAAAATCCTTCACAAAAAAGACATAAATAAGCGGACTTAATAGGAACCTGCTGGAGGGGTTTGTGCGTTTATAAAACAAGGAGCACCCGGCGGGGAGCTCCTTACTGGACGTAAAAAAGCGTCAGATGAATATCTCGTGCGTCACAGCGAATAAAAGAGCCGCAGCAATCAAAGCGAAGAAACAGCGGCCAATAGCAGAATTCTTTCGGTAGCTCAGCACCCGATTTCCGTAAGAAGAAGGAACGTGCTTATTAACGAGTGGAATGTTGCAAGAGTATTCGGAGTTTAGAAGAGCATGAAGAAGATCAGAAGCGGATTTCTTTTCGATAAAACGGTTTTCGACCCCATAAGACAAAAGATTACGTAAAAAGTCTTGCATATAGCGGCCCCATTGCGTAAGATCACCATTGCGGTGGCAAGAGGAACTTCCTACAAGAAAAGCATACGAATGGAAAATACAACAATACCAGGCGTAAACATCAGGAGCCGGAATGGATGCTAAACCAAAAAAACGTAAAACAAAATAAGGGTCTTTTTCAGACTGCTCAGAAATTGCTCGTTTGAGCCAGGTCCAGTAAGGTTTTCGCGTGAGATAATAATCGGACAGAACAGCCATAAAACGAGGCGGAGTAACACTCGAAGAAATGTGCCGGATCGCTGCTTTGAAACCGCAGACGTAAGCGTGATTGGAAAAAGAAAAGTCTATGGAGGGTTTCTTGTGAGGATATAATAAATAGGCGACGTTAATAAAAAAGAATGCAGCAAGAAAACAGTAAATGGAAATTACAAACAAACAAATCAACTCCACAAAACCCGTTCCGGCTGATGCTGGAACGGATTTTTTTATTTACGCTTCTTCTGCGCCCAGGCCAGGCGCAGAACATTTTTTATAACGGCCGGTAAGCACAAGGTCCTCCACATACTCCACAGCCTTGGTCTGTCCCTCCTCGTTGAGCTGGTCAAACGAGGACAGCAGAGCAGACTGCCGAGGGGTGAGTACAGTTTCACCGTTTGAGGTATCGCCGGATAGATCGTCAAGGGTATACCCCATGCAGTGGACAACCGCAGAAACGGTGGACAACTGAGGGTCTTTTGTCTGTCCAGCAAAGAGCTTATTCAAGGTTCCTTTAGGGACACCGGAAGCCGTTGCAATCTGCTCAATTGTCATGCCGCTGTTTTTTTTCAGTTGGACAAGCCTTTCAAGCCACACGGTAAAAACCTCCCCGTTAATTGATAAGCCCATTATAAAAGAGAAAAAAGCACAAGTCAATAATAAATTACCGAATTGTATAAAAAATTGCAAAATGGGGTTGACTTTTACCGAATAAGGATATAAAATCAAAATAGAATTACCGCTTACGGTAAAATCAAAATAGAAAGGAGAAAAGGCAATGGATAACTTAAAGGCTGAAATGCAACGGAATGGATTGACCGTCAGGGACATCATGCGAACGATCGGCTGTTCCGAAAAAACCGCAAGGAACAAGATCAACGGTGAAACGGATTTTACTTATCCAGAAGCGGAAGAAGTGCGTAACAGACTTTTTCCGGGGATGCGGATGGAGTATCTGTTTCACCAGCCGGGGAAAAGCGCATGAAGGGAGGGAAGAAGGTGGAGGAAGAAACAAAAAAGCCCTGCACGCCTGTGGAAGAGGCGGGCAGAGACTACAACGAACTGGGGCTGTACTTACACAGCAAAGAAAATAACCGAACACTGGAAGCGGCACAGACCCTTTGGGAATTCCTGCCGGGGTGGATGGCGGCCAGAAAGATGGCTGTGTATGACCCTGATTATAACAGGTCGCTTTCCGGGGTGATTGCCGAGAATGCAGAAATCATTCTGAAAGCAGCTCAAGACATGGCCGGATGGGGTCAGGCAGAGTGCGAACCGGCCAGGAAGGAAGAAACTCCACAGGGATAAGCCCCTGCCGGAACATCTGATAGATTGCGCCAGTGCATTGCTGACATTGCTCAAAGTTTGTGTCGTTGCAGCGGTCACAGACGTTAGGAACCGAGAAAACCGGAGACTTTCCGGGGACAACTCTGCAGCAGATTTCGGATTCCATTGCAGGCAGAATTCCCAGAGCGTCAAAGGGACATTGAATTTCAAACATGATTTTGTAAAGCACGGGTGGCTTTCATCTCCTTTCAGTGCAAGTATAGCACAAATCGGAGAATAAGGGCCAGCCGGGGAAGAATGCATGAAACCAAGGAGGACAAAGAGATGGGCAAGAAGAACGAGGCGGCCCGGATGCTGGCAAACCTGAACGGGCCGTGGAGCAATGCAGCCTGCATGGGCTATTGTCTGATCGCTATGCGCCGGGCAAACCTGCGCCCCGGCGCACAGCGCCGGGTGCTGATGGCAGCGCGGGGCGATGAGCTGATCGGCTTTGCGAAGCCGGTGGCCGAGAGCATCTGCGCCGAGTGGGAGATCCCGCTGGAAGCGACCGGCACGGGCGAGTGCTTCCAGACCTTTAACCCGGACTGACAGGAGGCGCGAATGGACGGCAAAAGCGGGCCGCTGAAGATGTGGCAGATCTGGGCGCTGTATGACATTGCCGCGGATTTTTACGCAGACCCGGAGAACCAGGCTGCGTTTGAAGCATGGCAGAAGCAGCGGGAGAAGTGCAAGAAAACAAAAAGGCCCTGCCGGCGTGACAGCACCGGCAAGGCCAAGGGGTGATGAAAGCAGCATGCACTCATCACCAGAAGTTTAACACAAACGGGAGGTTTTGACAATGCGGAAATGGATCTATTACTGCGGCAGCTGGGCCAGCCTGATCGGCTGCCTGCTGGTGGCAAGCGGCCTGGAAAGCTACACCGGCTGGGCCATGGCCGGGTGTTTTGTGGGGGCGCTGGTGCTGCTGGCGCTGGCTGTGGTGCTGGCGGGCCTGGGCAGCTGCGCCGAGCAGGAAGAGGACGAAAAGCCCTGCAAGGAGCGGCAGCCGCAGGAAAAACGAGCGGCTGACCGCAGAAAGGCGGGCTGAAGGATGGGCAGATACCGCGTGAATGTGGAGTGCAGCCAGAAGCTGCCACAGACCAAAAGCGAATACTTTACACACTGCAGCTACGAGGTGCAGGCCATCAGCAAGGGCGTGGCAAAGGCCATGGTCGAGGACAAAGCCCGGGCAGAGCACGGGGGCTGTACCTGCAAGGCCTACAGCGTGGAGGTGCTGAAGTGAGCCGGCCGGAGAACATGACGCCGGACGAGGCAGAGATCTGGCAGCGGATGGAGCTGCACGGCGAGGAGCTGGTGCGGGACATGGGCGCTGCCCTGATGCAGGCCGACAAGCTGCCGGAGTGGATGCAGGAAGCAGCCGTGAACATGCTGTGCGACAAACTGGCGGACGCCAGGGCGCTGGCGGCCAGCTGGATGAACGACCACGGGGAACCGTGAAGGAGGACAAGGATGAAAAGCAAGATTGAAATCAACATTTCGGTGATCGACGACGGCCCGGTGGTGATGCGCTGCCAGGGCCAGAACACAAGCAAGGGCAAAGCGCTGGACGCCCTGGAAGATGCCTACCTGAGCACCGTGGCGCAACTGATGAGAAAGGACCTCTCCAAGGCCGAGCAGGAGGAAGCCGCCAAGGAATTTGGCGAGACGATGCAGGACCGGCTGCTGGCCATGGTGCGAGGAAAAGGCAAACGGTATATGGTCAGCAGCGAAAAAGAGATGAGCTTTATGACGGAGCTGATGCGGCGGCAGGGGGAGGTGCAGCCTTGACCTACGAAGAGTACCGACGGGAGTTGAACGAGGCGCTGGAAAAGGCGGACTGGATGAACCCGCGGGACAAAAACGGCCCGGCGTACCGGGTACTGGCCCGTGCGGCACGGGACAAGGCCCTGCCGCTGGCCCAGTGGCAGAAGCTGCACGACGAATACTACGAAAGGACAAAGAGATGAAGAAGAAACTGAGCCTGACCGAGAAGATCAGTCTGGCGGAGAACAATGCGGTGGATTTTATGCACGCCTGCGTGACCATTGCCCTGCACGACGAGTACGAGGTGGGTGTGCAGCGGCTGCGGAAGGTGAACCTGCGGCGGGACGAGATCAACGAGGAGATGCTGGAAGTGATGGCCCAGCCCCGGAAGAGCGGCCGGGAACAGGCTGCAGCCGGGCAGGCCTGGCTGGTGAGCCTTTTGCCGGAGGGGGCGGAAACGGAGTTCCGGGTGCCGCTGGGTAAGGGCGCGGCCCGCAAGCAGAAGGAGCTGCAGATCCGCATGGCGGTGGACAACGCTGCCACGCTGGAGTGGCGGGTATACGCGGCGGCCTGCGCCGAGGTGCTGGGCTTTGGAGCCAAGCGCCTGAACGACTTACATAAAGCGGTGCTGGAAAACTTCCGGCAGCTTTCCGCCTGGGCCATAGAGGACGGCGTGGACGTGGCGCTGGAGCGTTTTTGCCGCTGCGCCCGGGACGCCTACAAGACCGACGTGCAGGTGGAGGACATCCCGGACGCACAGGCGCTGCATCAGCAGCAGCGCCAGACCCGGCAGGCACTGGACGGGCTGGCAGAGCGGGCCTGGATGGTGGAGGCCAGCCGCAAGCGGGTGGGCTGCCTGCCGCTGGCCCCGGCGGAAGTGGAAAAGCGCATCCAGACCGTGCTGCAGGCCCCGGCCATGCCGGAGAGCTGGGAGAGGAGGCGGGCGAGATGACCCTGAAAGAAGCGATGGGCTACCGGGGCGAGAACGCCGACACCCTGGCGGAGAAGATCGGCATCCGTGCCGGAGAGGTGCGCAGATGGATGGGAGAGAACGGCATGCTGCGGATCTCGGGAGCGAGAATGCAGCAGCTGGCTGCCGCACTGGACGGCGGGGTGCTGGTGACGGCGGACGGTGCGGAAGTGGAGCTGTACGGGAACGGAGGCAACGCATGAGCAAGGACAAAGGCAGGATGAGCCGCAAGTGGATCAGCAAAAAGATAGCCGGAAGGTTTGGCGGGCAAGTACCGGAAGTACGAGACATTGTACGCAAGAATCTGGTGGACCCGCTCAAGCGGCGGTAGGAAAAGATTGCGACCGCAAAGCACCGGGCCGGGAAGCAGGAGGGCAAAGCCGTATGATGGTATACAAATACAGTCTTCACGACCCGGACAGCGGGAAGGTGCTGTACGAGGGCACGGCGGCAGACCTGGCAGCCCAGGGCGTCGTGGTCTCTGAAAAGGTCCTGCCGACGCTGTGGCGGGACCAGCAGCGCCAGCACAAGCGCCGCGGCAAGCACCGGTGGGACATCACCCGGGAAAAGGTAGAAGTGGCTTGCAGCCGGAAAGCCTACAAGGTGCGGCTGAAGCCGAAAAAGACGGCGGCCGTGCAGGCAAAGCCGCCGAAACGGCCTGCAAAGCCGAAAGCTGCTGCGCTGCCGGTGCCGAAACCGGTGGCACCCAGAGCGCCCCGGGTGCGGCTGAAGAAGTACCTGACAGACCCGACCCCGCTGCAGCGGGACGTGCGGGAGCTGGAAGGCTACAACGCCAAGGCCCGGGAGCGTGGAAAGAAAGAGCTGAGCTATGGGTACTGGGCAGCAGAGGGAAAACCGGCTGCTCCGGCATGGTAAAGCCGGTATGCACGCCGGACTGCCCGGACCGGCACCCAGCCTGCAGTGACCGGTGCGAAAAATACCGGGCCTGGAAAGCCGAGGTACAGAAAGAAAAGACCTACACGAAGAGCCAGAACGATGCGGGAAAGATCAACCGGAACGACTTTGACGCGGAGTTCTGGATGGGCGGAAAGCACAAATAACGAGCCCCCGGCGGCGCTGGATGCGCGCGGCCGGGGGCTTTGGCGACGGCGGGAGCGTCAGGCCGAACGGGTGCTGCCAGAGGGAAAGCTCTGGCGGCAGGCGTTTGAACTGAACAAACCATTCCTTTTTATAATAGGCGTCCGAGGCGGGCGCTTTGGGGGCTTGTATACCCGTTAATCTTGTGACTGTGTGGGCCACAGAAAAGAAACCAACACGAAAAGTTTACCGGACAGGGAGGGCACCGGGATGCGAAAAAGCTACATCCGGGAAAAAAGGACCCTTTGCGGGGACACATACCAGGCCGTGGGCATTTACCCCGTGACGGATCAGGAGCACCGCCAGCGGGGCAAGAAGCGCAAGGAAAGTGACCGGGGGCAGAAGAGCCGGAACAAAGCCGCCAGCCTGCGCCGCCGACAGCGCAAGGTGCTGGCCAATTTTGACCAGAACGGCTTTTACCTGACCGCTACATACGAGGACGCCTACCTGCCCGAGGACGAGGAAGGCTGCTGGCGGGACGTGAAGAACTATGCCCGGCGGGTGCAGCGGGCGGTGCGCAAGCGCTTTGGCGTGCGGGGAACGTGGCTGAAGTTGATGCTGTGGGCCGTGCGCAACGGCGAGGCCGGGCGGCTGCACATGCATGGCTTTGCCCAGTGCCCGGGGCTGAGTGAGGCAGAGCGGCGGGAGCTGCGGTATATGCTGGAGGATCTATGGCGGCGGCGTGTCCCCGGCACACGGGAGTTTGAGCCCATGGGCACCATGAACGCAGACCGGATCATCATGAAGAAGATCCTGGGCATTGACGGGCAGGGTACGAGCGGCACGGTGGGGTACATCTACGGCCACGGCTTCCGGCGGTGCCTGGAAACCAGCAACCTGACCCTGCCGGAGGAGCAGCCGGCAGCTGACACCAAGTGGAGCCGCCGCCAGCTGCGGGAGGCCTGCAGCGAACACGCGGAGGACCCGGCGTGGTGGGAAAAGCTGTTCCCGGGGTGGGAGTGCGTGAAGATCCAGATCTTTGACCCCGGCGGGCTGCACGAGAATGCCGAGCCCCGGCCGGAGGGCTGGGAAGCCACCGAACCGCAGGCTTATGTGATCCTGCGGCGGGGGGAGTTTGCGAAAGTTCGCACATGACAGACAAGAAATATTTATTTTGCGCGTAAAATAGGCGGTTTGTGCGGGGAATGTGTGAGATATCAGCCAAAAACGGCAAAAAAAGCGGGAAAGGCGGCGGGCAGTGACCAAAAAGCAGCGGAAAGAGGTGCGCAGGGCGCTGCGGCAGTACGACGGGCGCGGCAAGTGGGCGGCGGTGCTGGACCGGGTGCGGGACTACTATGCCCGGACGGACCCTGCCTGCTGGGAACTTTTGCGGATGCGCTACCTGGAGGGCATGCGGGAAGAGGACGTGATCCGAGCGCTGTACATCGGGCGGACGACCTACTACAGCAAGGAGCTGGAAGCGCTGAGCACGGTGGGGATCTATGCGGCGGCGGCAGGGCTGCTGGAGGCGGAATGACAGCTGCGGGAACGAAGAGAGATGGCTGAGCGCTGCGGCGCGCGGCCTTTTTGTACTGCAACGGCGACGACCGCAGCCTGCGGCTGAAGCAGGGAGGAGCTGTTGGGGCAGCGGCCAGCAGGATGCAAGGCCCGCCCAAGGGCCGCAGCAGACGCTGGGAGCTGAGGCTGGGGCAGTGTTCTGGTTTTTCAAAGCGCCGCAAGGCCGCTGCGGAAAAAACAGCAAACACAACCCGTGCTCCACTCCCCCAAAAAGTCCGTAGGTTTTTTGTGCAGCGGTTTGCGATAGACTGGAACCATGAGCACAGAGGGAGGGCCTGGGATGGCACAGCGGAAATACTGCAAAAATACCGTGCCGGGCCGACAGGGGCGCGGGAAAAAGTACCCGGCCAAGGTACGGGCCGAGGTGGTGATGACCATGATCGGTGCAAACTCCATCTGTGCAGTAGCCCGGAAGTACGGCGTGCCGGAGAGCACCATCCGCAGCTGGATGGCGGAAGAAGCCAAAAAGCCGGACGGGGTGTTTGCCGAGGCCCGGGCCCAGGCGGCGCGGGAGATCGCAGCCCGGGCGGCGCTGGGAGCCCGGGCCCAGGTGGGTTACCTGCAGCAGCGGGTGGCCGAGAACCAGCGGGCAAGCGAGATCTGCACAAAGCTGCGGGCAAGGCTGGACGAGGACGCCCGGGCTCGGAAGTACGAGATCGGCGGGCTGCTCAAGAGCGAGGCCGAGGAGCTGCAGGACGCAGCGGAGACCGGCCTTGTGGCGTACAGCGAGCCGGGCAGCTACGACCGGCGGCTGGAGGACGATGAGCGGAAGGAGCTGGAACAGCAGCTGGAGCGGTACGAGGCGCTGGCCATGACCGACAAGGACGCGGCGAACGTGGCCACGGTGCTGATGAACGCTGCGGCCAATGCGGCGGCGCTGGTGCCGCGGGACGAGGGCAGCAGCCAGAGCGCTGCCCCGGCGGTGCTGATGGAAGCAAAGGACGACACGCAGCAGCAGGAGGTGGTGCTGGATGGCACGGCAGGAGATTAACGGCCGGCCCATCATCTGGCGGCCGCAGCCGAGGCAGGCGGCCTTTATGCGGCGCAGCGAGGACGAGGCCCTGTACGGCGGGGCGGCCGGCGGCGGCAAGAGCGACGCGCTGGTGATCGAGGCGCTGCGGCAGGTGGATGTGCCGAACTACCGGGCATTGATCCTGCGCAAGACCTTTCCCCAGCTGCGGGAGCTGATCGACAAGACCATGCAGTACTACAAGCCCGCATTCCCCAAGGCCCGGTACAATGCCAGCAACCACTGCTGGACCTTCCCCAGCGGGGCGAAGATCTATTTTGGAAGCATGTTCCGGGCCCAGGACAAATACAACTACCAGGGCCAGCAGTTTGATTTTATCGGGGTGGACGAGCTGACCCACTTCACCTGGGAAGAGTACAGCTACCTGATGAGCCGCAACCGCCCCAGCGGGCCGGGCACACAGGTGTACATCCGGGCCACGGCCAACCCCGGCGGCATCGGCCACGGGTGGGTGAAGGCCCGGTTCATCACGCCGGCACCCCCGGGCACCCGGATGGTGCAGCTGGTGGACGTGAAGAAGCCGGACGGCACCGTGGAAAAGCTGCGGCGCACGCGGGTGTTTATCCCCTCCACCATCTTTGACAACCCGGCACTGCTGAAAAATGACCCGGGGTATCTGAACAATCTGGCAAGCCTGCCGGAGGCAGAAAAGCAGGCGCTGCTCTATGGCAGCTGGGACAGCTTTTCCGGCCAGGTGTTCACCGAGTGGCGCAACGACCCGGCCCACTACGAGGACCAGCGGTGGACCCACGTGATCAAGCCGTTCCGCATTCCGGTGCACTGGAAGATCTGGCGCGGGTACGACTTTGGCTACTCGCGGCCCTTCTCGG